TGCATTTCATTTATAAATGAGTAGTATCGTATTATTGTATAAAATACTATTATTAATACTACTATTTAGTAACACTATGAAAAAACTGATTATCGAAAAGTTTATATACTAGTATGATTATAATATTGTTATAACAAATAAACAATTAATAAAATATAATGAGGTTATAAAAATAAAATGAAACAAAAAAATATAATAACGTATGGTAAAAAGCCTTTATTTTTGGCTTTAGGTAGTAGAATAAAGAAGAATGGTTTTATCGCTGTTGATAAAATGATAATTTTTGAGAGAGGTTTATAAAAATGATTATAAAAAATCTAAACGGTTATGCAAACCAATTTTTAATAAATGACGAAAAAGAAAATAAAATATTTTTTCAAAGTTATAAAAGTTTAATTGCAGAGTATGACAAAACAAACAACACTTTAAAACTTTATACTGATTGGGATTATAGCAAAACAACTTTAAGACACTTAAAAGCTTTTATTAATGAAGAAACACCTTTTAATTATATTAATAAAGCAGACTTTGAGAAAGAAATAAGAGATAATAATCAAATTATAATGGAGGTTTAAAAATAAAATGAGAAGTAAAAACATTAAAAAAACCGTACAAACAAAATATATCTATCCAACAAAAGACGTTTTAAAAGCTTTAGGACTCCCAAAGAGTTCTGGAGTATCTTTTGCTTGGTACGATGTATCTAATGATAAGATAGANTTAACTACAGAGGAGGAGTTAAAATGAACGGTAACGATATTATAGAAATAATAGAATCTCATCAAGAAGAAATCTTAGAGTCTTACATTAATGATTTAGAGCTTGAAAAAGAGCATATCCCAGAAGATTATGAGAATGAATGGGCTTTAAAATATTTAGAGACTGGGGAAGAGGATAATCTTCCTTTTTAATAATAGGAGATAAAAAATGATAAAAGAGATTAACGAACAATTAGACCTTGACAAAGTAAGGACTGTAGCAATACTAGGAGATAGACATACAGGTAAAACAAATCTGGCTTTCAGTATACTAAAGTCATACAATGGTGACAAACAGCTAGTAACATATGCTTATCCAATAAATGTTGGTTTAAAACAAATCTATAGTCTTGAAGAGTTAGCACAATTAACTAATAGTATAGTATTTATGGACGAGCTACAAAAACACATTAAATTCTATAACAAAAGAACTAACGAAGACTTTTTAGAATTACTCAGTGTAATGGCTCATAATAATAACGTGTTAATATTCACTACTCCAATGAGTCAATTCATAACTAAAGCTCTTGATGTATTCATTGATTGTTTTGTATATACTAAAATGTTAGATTTAGGAGTACTAAAAAACGGTAGTAAAGCAAAGCGTTGGTTACAAAGTAATAGTTTTCAACAAATTACTAAATGGGGAGTAAACCTTAATATTGGAGAATACTTACTAATTAGTGATAATCTTAGAGGATTATTTACTTTTAAGGATATGGGAATAAAGAAGGATTGGGCAAAACGCTAAAAAAATCCTAATAAAACCCTAAAATATAAAAATCATTTAAACAATGATTTAAGGCATTAAAAAATATTTTTAATGTAAATATACTAAAATAAAAAGAAAGTGTCTCAGAATGGATTTAAACAGCCTTCTCGAGCATATTAAACAACTAAATAACATGGAGATAACAGAAAATGAATAAAAAATGTGAAAATTGTAATAGAATAGATAACAATAATAAATTTATAACAACAATAGACCACCATACAGTATGTATGAATTGTGCAGAAGAAACACAAGATTATTATAAAAAAGGACTAATAAGTATTAAAGAAGTTAAAGGATATGCAAAGTTAAAGAATAATTATAACAACGCAATTAATAATATCACCTTAAGAATAAAGAAACACGCTAAACATTATAAAACTAACGCTAAAGAATTATTAAAACAACTTATGATGGTAGAATCTAATTTATCAGAATATATGTTTCATAAAGGAAAAGGATTTCATAAAACAACTCTATACCCTGAAGAAGAATTTAATGGTAAACTAACAATAAATATTGATGAACACTTGAAAATAATTGATTATGTAATGGATAATTTTGATCTTGTTAGTGAACCTTTTGAAGGAGAGGATAAAATATTTATTGCTAGAGGAGAGAGTAATGGTACTTATTATTATATGGTTAAGAATAAGTATAATTTGCTTGATTCTAGTGGAGTATAAAGTCAGTGTTTGCCTTAACCTTATAGATATTGCTTATACTATATAAATCTTTCGGATGACGAGCAATTGTTGTTCTAGAAGAAGAATAGAATATGTATACAATATATACAATTAATACAATATTATTCTTAAGGCAATACTAACATTACCTCTACTAAATTGTATGTAATATACTATTGCAATAGTATTATATTGTATATAATAGAATATAATAGAATATTATTGTATTCCGAAAAGTATTTAAAGTATTAATAATTAACAATTAACACTGGTGATAAAATGAAAATAAAAGTTATTGAAACAAACAATGGTGAAGATCTAGAAAAGTTAACTAATGAGTTTGATGATACTCATTACGTGCAGTTTAGTCAGTCACACGTTACTTACAATATGATTAAACAATCAATGGTTTACAGTATAGTATTATTTTGGAGTAAAGAAAAATGAATATTGAAGAATATAGAATTTTAGTTGATAAGCAAAGTAAAGAATTAGAGGGTTATGTTAATCTTGTTGTTGATAGCATGACTTTAGGAGAGGTTAGAGAACACCTTAAAAGAATGGATTTTTTAGAGAATGCTTTAACAAAAAATATTATTACTTTAGCAGAGCTTGAAGATTTAAAGAATAATAACAAGAACTTAGAAGATTTTAGAGAGGATAAAGAGTAAAATGAAAGGGATATTAATACCACGATGTGAATCCTGTAATGGAATACTATATCCTGTTAATGGAAGATTAAAGTGTATAATATGTGGTATAAGACCAGTAACAGAAGAAAAAGACATTACATACAATGATTTAGAGGTTGAACTATAATGGAAAAAGAGATTAAAGTAGAATTTAATGCTCTAAGCAAGAGCGTGGTAGAANAAGTTAGTATTAAATACTATGGGGATGTTAAAGAGTTTGAGTCTTCCGAAAAGTATTTAAATGATAATGTTTTAAAAGAAGTTATTGACCTTCAAACTAAGGCTTCAAGCCATAGTAAGATACAGTCAATTCTAAAATAAACCTCGAGGAGAAATATATAAAATGGCTATAGATGTAATAGAACCAGTTAATGCTGGACGTAAGGACAAACAAGGTAATGATTTGTATAATCTTAACCTTAAGAATAAGTTTGATAAGATTAAAGGTACCGTAGAAAAAGGTATTGCTATGGGAGATAGCATTATTGTAGAGAAGGTCTTTGAAGGAGGTTTTAAAACAACCTATGATTGGGCTATAAAAGTAATTTATAAAGGAAAAACTTGTAGTTTCTACCTTCCTGACAAGTATTATGAATCTTATAAAGACTGTGGTGGTGTTGGTGATAAAGTCAAGATTACAGCAAACAGTTATGACTATAAATTCACTGATAAAGATGGTAAGACTATCGAAGGAACATCAGTAAAATTTGATTTTGAACTTGTACAATAAAAATAAATTTTTTATGGCGTTGTATATGACTGCTAGGAAAGACTAGCAATTTTTTAATTTACCCAGATACAAGGACAGGGAACACCGACCTTAAACGGAACGGCAAGTACCTGTAGTCACAACAAACTCTCCTAACGAGTAAATCAACTTATTATGAAATAATCTATCGTTGGTTCAAACCCAACCACCATGTAATTTTATCATGGTGAGAGCTTGGTATTAAAAGCACTGTCGAAAGACAGAGAGGTTACTTCCTCTGGTAACGTATTGTTATTGGTTTGTTGTTCCTTGCTGGAGTGTATACACGATTAAACGGAAGAGTTAAAGGAGAGAGAACTCAAGACCCAATTGGGGGTGCGAAGCCCCACCAATCTATTTTTATAACTATGGTGGTGTAAAATGACAAAGATAAGATACTGGAGTAAAACCCTTCTAGAATTAGATACAGAAACTAATCGTATAAAGATTATTAAAGGTTTTCATCAACCAGAAGCAGGAACTGGAGTAAAGAAAACAAAGAAAGTTATTAAAGAAACAAGAGCAGAAGTTAAAGAGGCGTTATATTGAACGATATAGAAAAGAATAGCTTGTTATTACACACAGATTGCATATCAGTCTTTAATGATAAATACTTTTCAAAAGTACTTAATGTCGAGCATATAACAAGTAATGGGGCAGTGAACTTCCCAAAAGTAAAGAGTACTGACGGGGAGGATATAGAAGCTAACTTCTTTGGATGGGTAGCTGTAAAGGACGGCGTTAGTTGGTTAATACCACATACTAAAAAAGATGGTACACCAGTAAAAGTAAAGAATATATTCCCGTTAGTTCCTGACAAGTGGGACGAAGTAGGATTCCAGAGTAAAGCATACAGACTAGTAATAGAATATAGTGTAGTAAAATATAAGAGTGAAAATAGGTTAGGGATGAAGAAACTAGTTAATATACTATCTAGTATTCCACACTCTAATCCTAAACATCGTAAGTTATTAATAATGAGTATTTTAAGCCAGATATTAAAGAGGGCTTATTATCGTTTTTCATCACCACCAGGATTCGGAAAGGATTCAATAGTAGATACTCTAGGCCTCCTTGTAGGCGGTTGTGCTACTATTGAAAACCCTTCCGTTCCAAAGCTAGAGAGAGAAGCTAGTATTAGAGCGTTAAGTGGTTTAAACGAGGTTGTTGGATTAACACGTAGTCAATGGGTTGATATAGGAAAGTTTATACTAGCAGCTTGTGCTTATAAACCAAGCATTACAAAACGTACTAGAGCTTTTGGTGGTGTTGGAGAAACAATAAACCTTAAAAAGTTTAGTATGAGTTTATTCTATAATGATATTGATTGTTATGTTGATAATAAGATTATATATTTTGATGACCTTGCTGAAGCAGGTATTAGGGATAGGTTACCAGCGTTAAGAGTTCATGGTGGTTTTACTTGGGATTTTAATAACATACACTCTATAAATGTTGATTCTTTCGTTGATGAACACTGGGATGATATCCTAGACGTTATTTATACAATAACATATTATAAAGATAACCTTAGCATGTGTAAGTATAAGTATGACCTTAATGACTATCCACAACGTTGGCAACGAAGCTTAGGAACCTTACTAATGGTAATTGGTGAATATTGTGATAGTCAAGGAGAATTTGACGGTTGGATAAAAGTATTAAAAAATAGTATGACTGATTATCAATCAATGATTAATTATCCTAAGATGATGAATGTACTTAAAAAAACTATTAAACCAAAAGAATATATAGAGTTCTCCGAAAAAGTTATAAAGGAAGAAACATTTAGTAATCGTATAAAGATGATTGATTTAAAATTAACAAATAAACCAACAGATAATGTTAATAATAGAGACTTAAATATAAAATGGTAGTTAAAAAAAGTAGTGATGGTTTAGTAAAATTTTATGAAAAAAGTCATAAGTACAAGATAGGTCGTAAACAATTAAATTCAGTAACTACGTTAATAGGACAACATTTTCCACCATTTAATACAAAGAAAGTAGCTAGAATGTTAGCTGGGTTTTACTGGGCGAAGAAACAAAAAAAGGGGGTTAGATACTGGCTTAACGAGTGGAAACAATCAGCTCTTGAAGGAACATTATGTCACGAGGAATGTGAAAAAATAATAAATAATCCTGAATTATATAATACATTAAAAGATGTTCTTAATCATAAAAGTATAGTAGCTATAGAGGGTTATAATAAATTCAAGGGACAACTTAATAATCCTATAGAACATCCAGAGCTACTAATTTATAACGAGGATTATAACATTGCAGGACAATTAGACTTACCAATAGAAGTTAATAATAAAGAAATAATATTATGTGATTGGAAATTCACTAAAGAAATTTCTTTTACAGCAAAATATGAAGAAAAATTTGGTATAACAGAAATTACTAAAGACTTAGAAAATTGTAATGGAATAAAATATTCTTTACAACTAAGTATTTATGCTTATCTCCTTGAATTACAAGGTTATACAGTATCAGAGCTTTATATACTTCATATAAACCCTAAAACAATGGTTTTTAATCCTATAAAGGTTGATTATATGAGAGATAAAGCTATAGAATTATTGGAGGAAAATAAAAATGGTAAAAAAAGAAAATAATAGTATGAAACAAGCGTATATTATGTCAACAGTAATACTAGCTATTGGATTAGTTATTGGATTATTACTAGGATTATTACTATGATAAAACAATTATTAGTGCCTAACTTAACATATAAGATAAAGAAGCACGACTATAGTGATATTGACAGTAGTTATGGAACTACTGATAGGGATAAAACTAGTAATTAACATTAGTAATAATCTTGGTTTAAAGATTGAGCAATTAACATTACTACATGAGATATTACACGCTTTGGAACTAAATACTGGTATTGAGAAATTATCAGAAAGTCAGATAGAGCAGTTTGCTCATAACTTATATTTTGTTATAAGAAATAATCCTGACTTAATGGAGTACTTATTAAAATGAAAAAAGGGTATGAACTAATAATTAAACAACATAAAACAGATACTATTATAGCTAAGAATAAAGTTTTTGAAACATTAAATGAAGCAAAAACTTTTGCTATATCATTCTTATACTTTACAAGATTAGAAGTTGATTTTAGTATTAGTAATATAGAAGTTAATGATAATATTGATTATGTGTGGGAATCTCTAAAATGATTGAAGTGAGGTGTGTTGGTACTAATGATAATAATCTACCATTTGATAGTTTTAAAGCATTATTTATTGAAGAATGTAATAAAGAGGGTAGAATAATACAATTAATGAATTATAATCATAATACATTAGCTTCGGTGGTAGTAAAATAATGAATAAACTAACTTCTTATTTAAGAAAATATTACGATATACAAAAGGATATATTATTATGTTATCGGATAGCTAATAGTGGTCAAGGCTCTTCATGGAGTGATAGGTGTAACTATAGGGAGGATAATTATAGTGCAACAAAAGCTTATAATCACCGAATGACGCTCGATAAAGAAGTGGTTATAGAATTTGATGAGCCAAACCCTGAAGATAACCTTAAAGTAGCAGAAGAAGTAATAAAAAGATTTAGAAAAGACGGTATTAATTATAGCATGTGGTTTTCTGGAAGTAAAAGTTATCATGTACATGCGTTCTTTGACCTTAAAGAAGCACGAAATACAAGGTTATTAAAGAGTGTTATAATGAGATATTATTGTAGAGAATTAAGTTTTAAACCAGACCTTCAAATGGCAGGAAAACACTTAATAAGAGCGGAATATGGTATTAACGAGAAAACAGGAAAGTATAAAGAAAGAATAAGACAAAGTAGTGGATATCCAAAAATAAACAATATTAGAAACGAAGTATGGGATAAATATCATAAAGAAATGAAATGGTTAATGAAAGCTAGTATGAGTCGTACTGTTAATGACCTTTCAGAAAGTACTCATATTAAACAATTACTTGATACAACATATTTTAACGATTATTTAAAAGATGGTAGAACAAGAATAATATTCGTTTTAGCAAATGTATTAAAGGGTAAGTATGAAAAAAGACAATTGGTAGAATTGTTACAAAAGTGGTATCATTATACTTCAGGAAGTAAACTAACTGATGGTCAAATAGCATATCAAGTATATAGTGCTTATAAAACTGATAAATCACCAGGAATAACCTATATACTACAACTAATAAAGGAGATTTCAGATAATTAACAACACTATTTATAAATACTACACAATAGTATATAAGAGTGGTGATGTTAATATGAATTTAGAAAATATGGTAAAAAGATATATTATAACAACAGCACAGTATAACGCTGGAGTTAATAAGGAATTATTAAGGAATATGGAGAAGTACTCACAAGATAATGATGCTGAGATACTAATATTACCAACAACAGGAAGAAACATTACTGAAGAAGAACATATTGACGATAATATAGCAATATATAAGACAATAACTAAGGATTATTCAATTAATAATAATCTTAAGATAAAAGATTTTGGTGCTAGACCACAACAAATAAATCCTTTGACGGGATTAGAGCGTTTTGCACAAGGAGATAAAAGCTATATAATACCAGGAACAAAACAAGTATTTAAATACGTTGCTAATAGTTATGATGACATCCCAAAAGTTATAATGACTACAGGAACAATAACAAAACCTAACTATAATCTTAGACATCGTATAGGACGTATAGCGAAGCAAGACCACGAGTATGGGTTTGTTGTTATCGAAAAGACTAGTGATAAATACTTTCATTTTAGACAAGTTAAGGCTCTAGTAAATGGTTCATTCGCTGATATTACTGGATTATATAAAAGTGGTAAGCATTTTAAGAATCCTAATGTTAAAGCTATGGTTATTGGTGATTTACACCCTTACGATCTTAATACAGTACATAAAAAGATAACTTTTGAACAAATAGAAACCTTTAAGCCAGAAAGAGTTTTCTTACACGATACTTTTAATGGTAAGAGTATTAGTCACCATTATAACAAACACAATATTAGAAAAAACGAAGTTTTTAATGAACAAGGGCTTAATCTAGAGAAAGAACTTAAACATACACTAAATATTATTAAACAGTATGCAAAAGTAACTAATAAAGGACAATTATATATTGTAGCTAGTAATCACGATGAACATTTATATCGTTATCTTGATGAGGGGAGATTTATTAATGATAAAGGTAATGATTTAATAGGAAGTAAGATATACTCTGGAGTTCTTGAAGGTGCTAATGCTTTAGAGTATGGATTATCTCTTGTTGGTGATATACCAGATAATGTTACTTTCTTACAACGAGATTCATCATTTAAAATACGTGGTTATGAACTAGCTAATCATGGTGATTTAGGAGCTAACGGTGGTCGTGGAAGTCCAAGGAGTATAGAAAATGCTAATAGTAAGAGTATAACTGCTCATGGTCATAGTGCATTCAAGATAAGAGATACTCATCGTGTAGGAACAAGTACTAACTTAAGACTTGATTATAATCGTGGATATAGTAACTGGAATAATTCTAATGCTTTACTATATGATATCGGTCTTGTACAACATATTAATTCTATAAAAGGTTACTGGAGAGCATAAAAACTCTCGGTATTCCGAAACATTTATATACACCATTAGTGTAAACACTATTATGGTAATTAAATTTAATCTAAAAGATTATATTGAACAACATTTTAATAAGGAATACTATCCTTTACAAAATAATATTGAACAGAGTATTTATGAAGAAAAATATGAAAAAACAATTGTTTTAATTAAAAAACAAAAATATTTAGAAAATGTTTATATAAATAAAGCTATTCATTTTGGTCAAAATATTATTGATAATGTATATAATAATATTTTAGGTTATGAAAATCCAATAAAGGGGTTAAAATGAGAAATAAAAATCGTATTGATAAAATATTACAACTTTTAGGAATTTTATGGAGTAAGAATCCTGATTATCGCTTTGGACAATTACTGATAAACTATAGTATTGTGGAAGATAGTATAACAGTATGGAATAATCCTGACGATGGTTTAGAAACTTATTTAAAGGAGTGTATTAAAAAATATAGTTAAGCTAAAACGTTTCAGGTAAGACGATAATAAATGTTCTGGTGGAATAACAGTACAAACATATAGTTTATTATCGGTCTGTTCGTGGCTAGATAAAATGGAAAGAGAAATACTATCATTATGGGATATTAACACAACAACAAAGTTAGATTCTATGAGTTGGGATTTCATGTGTTTTGATACAGAAACAACAAGTCTACAACAAGATAAACTTGAAATAACAGGAATAAGTTTATGTGATGGTAATCATAATTATTATATACCAGTATATGAATCTTCAAGAAATATAATAATGGAGTATTTTAAAGAACAGTTTAATAAGACAAATAAACTAATAGCACATAATATAGTATTCGACCTTAGAGTATTATATAAGTATAATATATCTTTTTCACCAAAAGTAAAGTTTTTTGATTACTATGATAGCACATCATCTTATTGAAGAGAATAGTAAGCATGGATTAAAGTACTTAACAAGAGAATTATTAGATAGGGAAGTTGCTGATTACGACCCTAACCTTAGTCACTATTGCACAGAGTTTTATAAATACGCTTTAGATTGATAGTTATAACACGTGGTTATTATATGAGTTATTACTACCACAATTAGAAGAACAAGGATTAAAAAGATTATTTCATAAGATAGAAATGCCATTTCAAAGAGTATTGTTAGAAATGGCTATTGAAGGCGTTCAAATAGACACAGAATTATTAAAAAAACAACAAGTGTTATTACAAGACGAAATATTAAACCTTACAAAAGACTTATATGATACTTTAGGAAGTAAGTATACAATGCAGATTAGTTTAGATCCTAAAGTAAAACCATTATTAATAGGTAATATAAACTTTAATAGTAGTAAACAATTAATAGAGATATTTAATAATTATGGTCTTGAGATTACAGAGCTTACTCCAAGTGGTAATCCTAGTGTTGGTAAGGCAACGATGAACAAGCATAAGAAACACCCTTTCGTTAAACAACTACAAAAGTATAAGGATTATAATAAGTTATATAATGGTTTCATTAGTGATGAAGGACAGATTAATATTAACTTACAATCTGATGGTAAAGTAAGACCAAATTTTATGGATATTGGGACAAAGACTGGTAGAATGAGTTGCTCATCACCTAATTTACAACAATTACCTAATAATCGTGAAGGGTTTATAGTAAAACCAAGAGAATTATTTACTGCACCAAAAGGTTATAAGATGTTTTCTTGTGATTATTCAGGACAGGAAATTTATAGCATGGCACATATTAGTAAAGACCCAGACCTTATTAAAATGCTTAATATGGGACAAGACCAACACATGGTAAACGCTAACGCAGTATTCAAGCTAGGACTTAGTGATGAACAATTAATAAAAGGAACAAAAGAGTATAAAGAAATAGAAGATAAATATCATGATTATAGGAAGAAAGGAAAGATATTTTCTTTTGGAGTGCCTTATGGTATGGGAGCTCATAAGTTCTCTAATGATTTTCAAGTAAGTGAGGAAGAGGCAGAAGGAATGATAAAGAACTTATCAGAGAAATTCCCAGTATTATTTCAAGTTATAGAAGATACTCATAAGCTATGTGATGAGAAATTCGAGGTTAGAACACTAGCCGGAAGAATAAGACATTTTGGTGATAACTACAGTGATGTTAAATTAAAAAATAAAAATATTGATAGTTATAAACCAGAGATTGTAAAACTAATGAGACAAGGAGCTGCTCATAGACAAAGTTTTAACTTCCTAATACAAGGATTATGCGCTGATATGATACGAAGTGCTATGGTTAACGTGTGGGCTAGAAAACATCAACATCCAGAATGGGGATTAAAAACAATAATGCAAGTTCATGACGAAGCAAATTATATAGTAAAAGAAGAATATATTAATGAAGCTACAGAAAATGGTAAGAGAAGCTTTTGAAGATGTAACAAAAAACTTCATTGTACCATTAAAAGCAGATATTGTAATTGGTGATAATTATGGAAATGCAAAAAAATAGAAAGACAAACATTTTTAAAAGATATGACGACATCATAGAAATAGCTGATATAAATGGGAATTGTATTTGTCAAATAGATGAAGAGGACTTTGAATTAATAAAAGATTCTTATTGGACTGTTGAGAATAGTGGTGGTTATATTATAAATTGGAGAACAAAACAAAAATTACATAATTTAATAATGAGAGTAGATAATCATAGTTTTCAAGCAGAAGTAGACCATATAAATAGAAACAAAACAGACAATAGAAAAGGTAATTTAAGAATAGTAAATAGACAGATAAATAATTTAAATAGAGGTTTAAACAAAAATAACTCTTCTGGTTATAAAGGAGTTGCTTGGCACAAACAAAGGGGAAAATGGAGAGCTTATATAATAATTGACCATAGACAAATAAATCTTGGTTTGTTTGATACTGTTGAAAAAGCGTATAAAGTAAGGTTAGAAAAAGAAAATGAAATTCTTAATAAACTATTAGAAGATTATAATGGAGATAGTAAATAAAATGTTTGATACAATAGAAATAAAACTAACTGATAATAATAAATCTATAGTAGTATTATATAGTTGTGAACATTTAGAGAGTTTAACTAAAGAAAATATTGATGATATTGTTAAAAAGGCATCATTTAGATTAAAAGAGAAATTGGAGTTAATATAATATGGAAATGGAAATAAATGATATATACATCCCAGAGAATTATGTTAAAGTATGGTGTAATAATAAGGATGATTTCTTAGGAACTTTAGAGGACGACGGAACATTCTTTAATCATAAAGGAACTTTAATAGTTCTTGGTGATGGGATGGCATTTATGTATATGGAGGATGTTAAAAATGGTTTTTAAAACTTTAGATAGTGGTAAAAGACAAGAATATGATAGTGGCATGAAACGGGATTTACAAGATGGTAAACCAGACTTTAGTCTTATAGTAAGTATGATGATGCCTTATGAAGAAATGATGTTAACAAGATGGGCTGCATTAATGACTAGAGGAGCTGAGAAGTATGGTCGTAACAACTGGCAATTAGCTAATAGTGAGGAAGAACTAGAGAGTTTCAAAGCTAGTGCTATGAGACATTTTATGCAATGGATAACAGACTCTAATAAAGAGGAAGACCATGCAGCGGCTGTACTATTTAATATTAACGCTGCAGAATACGTTAAATGGAAATTGAGAACTAAAAATGATTAAATACTTAATATTATTCGTTATAATAGGTACTTTAGTATACTCTAACATAACGACTTATAATACTTATGATAATCTACTAATAGAATATAGTTCTTTAAATAATGATTATAAAGAATTACTCGGTAGTTATTATTTGATAAGTGATAATTTATCATGGATTAAAGAAGGTTCTTACATTAAAGGATACGCCTTTAATAATGATTATTATTGTGTGGTAACGGCTGGTCGTACTGTTGATGATATATTAGGTACTGATTGTCATGAAAAGACTCACATTGTTATTAATAAGGATTATGAACACTTTTGTAATAAAGGAGTTTTAAAATGAGAATGAAATTTAGCACGTTAAGTTTTAAACATTGGGTTAATATTATAAATATTGAATTTAGTAATAACACTTATGAACATATTAATGATGAGTTTTATATTAATTCATTATTAATAACACTTTTTAACATGAGTTTAATGTTGTGTTGGAACAAGGAAAAATATAAAATGAAAAAGATATATAACTATGAAGATTGTATTTTGTATAACTCATCTGGTTTAATAACTATAAGATGTCCAGAATGTAAAAATCATGATGTCAATATTGATTCTAAAGGTGATTGTAAGAATATTATTACATTACCTGATGGTAATAATATACAATGTCAATGCTATTCAAAAGAACATAAATAAGGATAAATAAAATGGAAGATGAAATAACTATAATATTATGGATAACAGCGATAATACCGTGGTCAATGATATGGGAGATAATTTTAATTGCATTAAACAGTAAGAGTACAATATTAACAATGATTATATCATTTATGCTTTTTTTGATTCAAGTTAGTGCATTAATACTTTTAATACTTGAAATGAGAAATGACTAAAAAATGAATGAATACATACATGTTAAATTAAAAAAGTATAATGATGAATTGGAAGAGCATTCAGCAACAGTGGATAAACACTGTAGAACTGAAAGAGAACAATATTTTAATAAAACACTAAAAACAAATATCGAAAAAGAATTTAGTAAATTCAATAAACCATTTTTAATAATACATGTAGGTACTGATGGTTATAAACAACGTGATAGGTATGTAATAACATATAATAATTTTAATGTTGTTTATCATCATAACCGTTATGATAGTAGAGTTGATGTTTTTGTGACTGAAATTTATACTAATAAACCTATTTATTTAGGTATGAATTGTATGATAATGGATGAATTTGATGAGAATGTTAAATTATCTGTTGCTTTAATGAAACAACTGAAATATAGTAAGGATTAAAATGAATAATGTTGAAAGGGTTAAAATTTGCAAACAAATTAGACAGTTATTAGATGATATAGAATGTAACTATAATATTACACCACTACAACATACCCCTAATGATTTTATAGTAACTTCTGCAAAGTTAGGTGGTGGTATTAATCTTTCGGAGAAGTTCGTAATACGTGAGGAATCTAAAATGATGAAGGAAGAAGAAATTAAACTTAATATTAATGTTAAAGAAAAGAATATACAGCGATTAAAAGATATTGATGACCCTAGAGTAGTTTCTTTAGTACAGAGTTTACGGATTGAAGTAGATACTTTAAAGGAAGTTTTGAACGGTAATTAATAAAATGAATAGAGAATTAAAATTTAGGTTTTTTAATAAAAATGCTAAACACATGAGTTATTCAGGAACTTGTTTAAGTACTTTTTTTGATTATGGCTATAAACATAATAATACTATGCAATATACTGGTCTTAAAGATAAGAACGGTAAAGACATTTATGAAGGTGATATTGTTAAATATACTCAGTGGGAAACTTGTTCTAATGAAAATGGAACAGAATATTATGATAATCTTAGTATTGGATTAATAATGTATAATGAAGATTGTGCAAGGTTTCAAATAAAAGATGATTTTGACGCTGATTTAAGTGATGATGAACATCTTGAAATTATTGGTAATATCTATGAAAATAAGGAGTTGTTAAAATGATTTTTAAAGACTCACTTCCTGAATATTTGAAAGTACCACCACATCATTATTATTTTGCTAAATGGATGAGTGAAGATACAGAGGTTGAAGTTTATGAATTTCCCAAAGAAGCTGATGTTACAAATAGATTTGGTGAAGTTTCAAATGCTGATTGGACAGATATTCAAGACAATACAATCGATAAACAACGACTTAAAGACACTATAATAAAAGCTTTACAAGATTATCATTATATTAGTAAGGAAGAATTAGCTGGTGTAGTGTTTAGAGAATTTAATATTAAGGAGGATTAAAATGGTAAAGAAAGAAAAAATTATTGATTTAGGAATGTTTGGAAAGTGGGGTGAATCTACTTTAAGACAACAATTAACAATACGTTCCATAGGAAGTCATTACTGTTATGAGTTAGATTATAGTTCACCATTATGGTTAAAGATTGATTCTATGAGACCAAAAAAATTAAAAACAAGATTATTTATTAGTTATCAATATATTATTGATTGTATAGAAAATAAAAAAGATATTGATTATTATAATGATTCTTTTAATAATGTTAAACATATTATTACATTATTAAAATATAAGAAAATAAAATAGAAGGTTAAAAATGGATAAAGCAAATAGAATACACAATAATCACTGTAAACAATTAGCTATTAAACCACACAAGTATATAGGATTAGAAGGTAAAGTAATGAGTACTGAGGAGGCTAACATTTTTGATGAACGAGGGATTATGATGAACCGACCAGACGGTCTAATCTTTGCTCCTAACATGAACACTATATATCATATAGAGTATAAAACTCATGGACAACGAAATAAAGCTTATCATCAATTACAAATTAGACAATCTTATCTTGAAATGGCTTTTTTAAGAACTCACTATGACCGTGTGGTGGGACTTTATGTTCACGATAATAATATTATAGAGAAGGTTTAAAAAATGACAAGAATAGATATTAGTAAGTTTTTTGTTTCATCAGCTTTTAATACTTCTGTTTTTTTATTATCATTGCAAAATAAGATGAATGGTTCTGATTCATTAATAATAACAAGAGACAAAATAGTGCTTGAGTTTTATGACCATATTGAACTTCCATTATTTAGTTTTAATACTATGGATTTTGATAATGAAGAGTAATATTATAGAGAAGGTAAATAAGAATGGAAGATGTATTTTGTAGTAAATGTGGTTATTTGAAATTTAGTAAGAAGAAAGGTCGTTGTGTAATGTGTGAGTGTGATGCACCATTATTTTTACACTTAGAGAAAAATTATAATAAAGGAGATAAAGAAAAATGAATATTGAAAGAGCACAAAATGGTTATGTAGTATCATACTATGATGAAGAACATAATAAACTCATTAAACAAGTTGTTACAGAAAATGATACTGATAATCCAACGAGGGGATGAGCAAGAAGCCCCTCAGAGAAGTATTTTATATACTGCGTGATTATTACAATGTGAATAATAATAAGCATTGGAATAATGGTGAAGGACAATATATGGATATAACAATAACTGGTGATGAACAATGAGTGGAGGACATTTCAACTATGAAAACTATAAAGTTAATGAATGGTTAGGAATAGTAAGGGATGATATTCTACAAGAAGATGTATACCAAGAATGGAAGAATGAATATACTGAGGAACAATTACTAACAATGAAGAAATTCCACAAGTTATTAATGTCAGTATCTCACTTATTAAATAGTTATGACTATGCCATTAGTGGTGATATTGACCTTAATTCTTTTGTGAAAGATTATAAAAACTTTGAAAAGGAAAGCTTTATATAAGATAATAGATTCTATGGAGGATAAGAAAATGAATGAAAAAGAAGTGAAAGATTATCTATTCAAGAAGTTCCTTGAATGGATGATAGGACAAACAGTAGGAATAAGTAGTAAAGACGGTAGTAGTATATATTATGATAGTGATGTAGAACGATTTGCAGAAGGTAACTTTAGAAAAAGGATTAGTGATTAATAATGAAGACTAAGAAAGGTAATAACTGGTACGTGGCTGAATTACATAATTACACAGAAGATTTTCTTATTGAAATAATACTTGATTTATATAACGAAGGAGAATAAATGAAAATAAATAAAATAAATTCCAATAAATTTACTTGGGAAAATTCAGGAATTAGAAATAGCTATTGTATAACTGATTTTATTAAATATAATACTATTCTAAACAAATTTGAATATCAAAATCAAAATATATATATTCCTATGGGTTGGTGTTTTGGAAAAGATATTGCAGTCCGACCACGAGAAGATTCTATATGTTTAATGTTTTATGATGTAGAATGTGATAGTTCTGTGTGGATTCATTTTGATAAAACAACTGCATTAATACACAAAGACGAAATAGGATTAATTAATATTTAAAATTTAATAATGAATTAAAAAGGAAGAATAAAATGACTATATGGTTTACAAGTGATTCACATTATTTTCACGATAATATTATAAAATAATGCAAAGAGACCATATAATACTATTGAAGACAATGAACGAAAGCTTTAATCAACAAATGGAATAATATAGTGAAAGATGATGATACAGTGTTTCATTTAGGAGACTTTTGCTTTAATAAAAAACAGTATAAACCATTGTTGAAAAGATTAAAAGGACATATAGTACATATAAAAGGAAATCATGACCGGAGTTCACAGACCAGAATAAAGGATTTGACGTTAGCAGTAAATAACAAGATATGGCAGTTAATACACAATCCAGCAGAAGCCAGTAATAATATTGTAATATGTGGTCACGTGCATAATAGCTTTCACGTTTATAAAGATAAAGAAGGAATATTATACGTTAATGTTGGTGTTGATGTTAATGATTATACACCGATTAGTCTGGAGCAAGTAATGAACTTAATCAATAATTTTAAGGATAACGAACCCTTCAATGATAATCATCACATAGATGAATTAAAAATATGAGGTAATATAGAAAAATGGATAACAAAACAATAGAATTAATTAGTCAGTTCTTGGCTAGAGTAGACCTTAAAGGTTCTGAAGTAAGTGCTTTTAATAGTGTACAACAAGCATTAGCAACAGATTATGAAGCTAATAAGAATGCTACAGAAATAAAGAAATCAAAGAAAGAGGCTTAAAANCCTCTCTTGGTTTTTACGATGNATAAATGGAAAGGAGTACCAAAGGATGTTGACGATTGGGATAGTTTTGTCTATGCCATAGTACGAGAGAATGATAAGAAGTTTTATATAGGACAAAAGACTTTTCACTCTAAACACACTTTAAAGCCTCTTAAAGGCACTAAAAGAAAAAGGGTAGTGTACAAACCTTCTGACTGGAAAGTCTATTCAGGGTCAAGCAAAGAGCTACAGAACGATATTAAAGAACAAGGCGTAGAATCCTTTGATTATTACATCTTATTATATTGTGGTAGTAAGTGGGCTAAGCATTATTGGGAGGCTAAGATACAGTGGGACCTAGACGTATTATGTCGTAAAGACTCTTATAATGGTATCATACAATGTCGTATTAACAATCAACCCAAGAATCATCATATAAAGAAGACAAGGTATTATAATAAGATAATGACAATGTTTAAAAAGAAATAGTAAAAATAAGGGTTTTTTAAACCCTTATTAATAAAAAAATTTATTCTTCGTTAACTTCAATGAAGTCAGCTACTGAATCTTCAACTTCTATGTTAAATAGTAAATACTTCTTAACTTCAGCTTCTTCATCAAAAACTTTAACTTTAAGTACGAACTCGTAAGAATCTCTATCAAAATTAGATTTTACTACTTCAACATCTTCAAAATCTTTAAAAGTTTTAACTACAGAAAATTCATCTTCATCAGCGATAAAACCATTATCAGCAAGTTCATCTTCTAAGAATCTTTTATCATCAAGTTGTGACAATAAATAATCCCAAGCAGTGTTTAAAGCTTCATCTTCAGCTTTAACTTCTTTTTGACAATCAGCAATATCATCAAATAATAAACGGTCACAAGTAGCTTGAATTAATTCTGTATCAGTAACTGTTACTGTATGATTAACAACCACTTCTTTAACAACTTCTACAGGAACTTCTATAGTGTGATTAACTACTTTAGTAACCTCGAAAGGAACTTTAATAGTATGATTAACTATTTTAACTACTGGTTCTGGTTGCATGTTATAACCAACAGTAGCACCAAGTGTTAATCCAACGACAGCACCAACAGCTACTCCAGTACTGATTTTTTTTATTAAATTTTTAGTTTCTTTATTCATTTTATTAATCTCCCCTACATAGAAAATTCTACATAGGATATTTTATTTTTGTTTTTAATATAAAAAGTAGGGTAATAAACCCTTAGAAATAGTTTTATTTGTTAGCTAGATAATTTTTTAAGGCGTAAGCTAGTACTCCAGCCACCATACCATACTCTGCTGGTACGTTAGTTAAGAAAGCAAGGATTGCAGGAGCAAACATTACTAAACTGTTTTTTAAAGTCTTTGAAAGACCAATTTTCCATTTATAATTTCCATTCATTATAATCACCTTTAACATATTATACACCCATCATTTATAAATCTTTAGGAATACTATTTATTTAAAGCATCCTGTTAATAAAGCATTATTTCCTTTATGACTACCATTAAGATTAGCAATTCCACGTATACTTTTATAAAAGCTATCAAACGCTAAAGGTACTTTTAACCATTTACGTTTGTAACTACCTTTTAAATCAATAGAACTCTCTATAACGTAGAAGTAACCATCATCGTGAAGCCAGATATTATTAGCATGACCACCAAGATAATTATCATTAATACATAAGTACAAACGGTTATAGTGTTCTGAAAATCCTTTCTTATCAAGAAGGTATTTTATTATAACGTGCATCGCCCGTGCTATTTCGTCACAATCACCCTTAAAAGACCTCAGGAAATCCTCTATAGGAGCCCAATAATCTCTCTTATTAAATTGTTTATCATCAGTAATATAGACTGGTTTCTTAATATAAGCAAAATATTTTATTACCGCTTCAACAATATCTAATGGATTATTAGTCTGATACTTCTTATTTATCAAATCAGCATATTTAATCACTAAAGAATCGTCCTTTACTATAAGACTATACTTTATATCATAATTTCTACCATCACCCTTAAAATGGTATTTATAGGCTTGTGGTTGTATTATCTTATTTAAAGCGTGTAAACTATTACTTAAAGAGAAAGTGCTTGTAATAGGCTTTAAACCGTCTTCTCGAGCATTATCTAAATCATTATATAATAGTAAGTTCTCTTTCTCAAGGTCAGTAATAGCTTTTGTAAATTGCTTTCTCTCAGTGAGTAATAACTTCTTATTGTTTGATAAGTCAACAGTAACTTTCATGTAGTCTTTTGATAGACTATCATACCTTAATCCTTTATTGTAAGTGTTTATTAGTTGTTGGAAGAAGTTCATTATTAAGCCCATCCACTAACAGTGTCATCACCCATGAAAGACCAATAAAGAGTCGGTGTTATATTCTTTATATAAACGTCCGTAGTATTAAAAGAACTTACAGCATTAGTGCTTCTGGCTTCAATGGTTATTGTGTAAGAAGCACCACTTTGTATAGCTTTAGAATTATTTAAGTATTCAGCAGCTCCACTAACTAAGTATATACTAGAATATTCATCATAAGAAGTATAAGAGGTTGATAGTATTCCGCCAATAGAATTATCATATCCTGTACTACTAGAAAATTGTATCGAGATTGATGAATTACTAAAATATCCTACTTCTCCATTAGTATTATTAACTATTTTAACTCTTAGTGCACCGACGTATGATGATGCATATTTAGCATCATATTGTAACCTAAAAGATAATAACATGTTAGAGCTTTCAGGACAAGTAAAAGTTTTACTATAACCCATGTCAGTCCACCCATAAATACCTGTTTGACTATACTCAGTAGTGTCTAGACTACCACTATTACGTCTTATTATACTACTATTGAAGTTCTCATTAAGTTCTGTGGAAAAAGTAGTGTTAACACCACTACTGAAAGTATTAATTGTCATTTTATATTCATTACCTCATAATCATTATTTAAAACATTGAAAAATTATTCTTTTTTATTGTGGAATAGTATAATTATTATTCTCATAACCACTCCATAATACACCAAGAGCAATACGTTCATCATCATGTTGTTTAGCTAAAGTATTGAAAGCAATTTCTTTTTGCTCGTTGAAAGCCTTTATTTTATTATTCTCTTGAGCTACAGCAATCTTTAGTTCAGTGTATTTAGTCATATCACCATCTACAGAGCCTGTAATATCTCCTAGAGTGTATCCTATTACTCCTTGTTGTGCAAGGAAATCGTCAAATGTTTCTTGTGCGTTCATTTTATTTTTATAACCTCATTATTATTTTTATTCAATATGAATTGAGTAATTACTCAATATAAGTTTCTTGATAAAGTTTTTTAATAACTTCTGCTGATAGTTTTTTACTGAATACTGTTGGTAATCTAAATAGTCCATCATAGTAATAACTAGAAGTTGATATTTCTTTTCCAATAACAAAAGTGTCTGATGCAGGAAGTTTGTTCTTAATAGTGCCAGTCCAGACTTGATTACCATTAACATAAATCTTTGCTGTAGTAGTATTTTCTAAAGTAAAGACTATATCATACCAAACATTATTGAGCATTGTAAAACCAGTATCAAATTCGTCATAATAACCCCAATACCATAAGTTATCAGTATTATAATGTCCTAAACCAATGAATTGACCAGCATTAACACTACCACCAGAAGGTGTTGAATCACCCAAAGACCATAATGTTTTATAACCACTTCTACTATTACGTTTAACCCTCATACTTACAGTAAATTCAGTTGGTATAGCACCAAGACTTGTTGATACTCCGTTAGCAAGTATATAATCACTACTACCATTAAAGTCAAGGGCATAATCACCATCTTGTACCTTAACATAAGAAGCACCAGTTATAGAACCATTATTAGCATTATCACTATAGTCATAAGCTGTAGTTCCACTACCCTCATTAAAAGGGAGATAAAGCACAGTATTAGGTTGTTTAGGACTTAATATACTACTCATAATAAATCACCACCGTTCATAGTATTCACATCGTTCATATAATTCACTATGTTCATATTATTCACTCTGTTCATTGTGTAACACCACCATAATTGTCTTTAGGAAAAGGATATATATAACCAACCTTAGTAAGGTCATAAAAAGTTTTAACCTCATCAGCGCTTAAAACACGATTCCATATTTGAGTATTAGATATTGAACCATTAAAAAAATCTGTGATGGCATTATTATACCATCCAGCACCTATCTCTAAATTACCATTAGGTGTAGCTCTTGTTCCAGTAAGAGTTGGTGATGTTGATTGTAAAACACTATCAACATATAGTTTTACACTCTTTGTAGAATCATCATAAGTACCAACTATATGATGCCAATTTGTATCAGTATAAGTGCTATCTGATTCTGCCCAAAACTGTGTATTTGTTGTATTTGTTACTGTACATCGCCAATGATTATTGGATGCTTTTTGTAAATATAATAATCCGGCGGCCCCACCTTCAGCCTTATCAATACCCATCATAGTATCATAAACATCAGATGTTAAATGTTTAACCCATACAGATACTGTGAAACTTGTAGGAAATGATGTTGAGGAAATAGATTGTATATAATCACTACTACCGTTAAAACTATAAGCACTATTAACAATTCCTAAGTAGTCAGTAGTTGGAGCTACTCCAGTTACTATACCATCATTACCATTACCACTAAAGTCTTTAGCATTATTCTTAAAGTCATAACCAGCAACAAGACCATCGAATAAACCAGCATAATTATGACTTATTTCAGCGAAGTCTTGATAGGCTTCATCAGCAGAAAGAGCACGATTCCAAACTCTTACAGAACTGTCTACATCTCCCGTAAAATCAAAATTACTATCAAAATAACTTCCAATAACAAAATCCTCACTACTAAAAGAAGGAAGTGAACCTGTATTTCCAGAACTGGATACTTCAATACCATTATAATAAATTTTTCCAGATGTTGCACCATCTTTAACAACAGTAATAGTCTGATAATCAGTAGTAATTACATGATTCCCCGTACTATCAATACCTGTTGATGAATCAAAACAAAAAAATCTTATTTGTCCAGTACTAAAAAAATATAAATAAAAATTATTATTAGAACCCCTACTCCAAACAACTTCACCTCCTGACAAGCTACTTGGTTTAAACCTTATTCTTATACTAAATTCAGATACTGCAGAAAGACTATCTAACATGTTAGGACAAGTAATTATATCACTACTACCATTAAAACTACGGGCTTGGTTCAATCGACCATTCTTATCAGTGGTTAAAGAAGTACCAGTAGCAACACCATCATTAGAGTTACCACTATAATCTTCTAAAGTCTCCATATTAAGGTCTAAAACAAGACCCTCTGATAAATCTTTACTCATTTTATTTAAGCCACCGAAATACTAACAACAAGGTCACTACCAGATATTGTAGACCCAACTTGTGTAATATAAACCCATAATATATCATCAGCAGATAAAGTATCACGAGCACTATCAATAGTAGTACCAGCAGTACCAACCGTAGAACCTGTGATATCACAACCAACAGTATAAACACCATTAGTAGCAGATTGTGCAGTACCAACACTAATTTCAACATCACTAGTAAAAATACTATCAGTAGATAATGTACCACTCTTACGAACATCAACCTTCAATGATTGCCCTGTAGGAAGTCCTAATAGACTTAAACGAACTTCTTTAATATCCTTACCAGCCAAAGCATCGGGAATAGATATTGGTATTAAACGACCAGTAGATACTGAACCAGAGTAAGTCCTCTCAAAAGTAGCTGCTGCACCACTACCACCAGCACTTGGTGTAGACCATGATACTACGCCACTACCATTAGTACTTAGTACTTGTGATGATGTACCATCAGTTAGTGGTAGTGTATAAGCTCCTATTGTTAATCCTGTTGTTGTTGCACGTACTATTTCTGTACCGCCAGCTATAAGGCTTAGTTGGTCAGCACCAGCCCATCCTATACCAGTGTTAGAGTCTGCACGATTGATAATATAATTAGGGGCTGTACTTGTAGGTATATTATCTGATATTTGAAAACCACTATTACTACTAGCATATATTCCAGCAGCATTATAATTAAAAATATTAACACCTGCGCTATTAAAATTAGCACCTGTAGTTGTTATTCTAATTCCTTCTGTACCACCAGCTATTAAACTTAGTTGTCCCGTACCAGCACTACCAATCCCAGTGTTATCATCACTTCTTCGTGGAATTAAAGTTGACACTATAGAAGATGGATTAACATTTTTTAATTTTGCTCTTTCTGCACCAATAAAATAAAACCCAGTATCATCAAAGGTTATTCTTTCTATCCCTGCTAAGGATAATCTTATTGTGTCATCAACGGCTTCATAGAACCCACTATCTCCATCTCCAAAAGCCAATGTAGGGGTTGTAGCATCATTATTCTGAGGGAGTAATAATTGTCCAATACCAGAAAGCATTGTTAAATCTCCAGTATTAGTGAACTCGAAACGTCTAGTACCATCAATCCATAAATGAAAATTGTTATTTAAACCATCTTTGAATAGTCCACCACTAAAAACGCCTCCTGTTTGAAACTCTAAACCAGCGTAGTGTGTTGATAAAGTATCTCCTGTTTCGTTAATGATTATTCGTGCTTGGTTAGTAACGTTTCCGGTAGCACTTATTAAATCTCCAACACCATTATTAGTTATTGATATACCAGCACCACTTCCTGATTGAGTAACTAATAAAGCACTTTGGTCATCAGAAGCACTATTATCTTTAATATGAACCACAGCACCATTAGTACTTCCAGAAGCCAAGTTTCTATAAAAATAATTACTACCGTCACTACTATCTGCATCTCCAAGACTAACTATTTGTGCTCCAGCACCGATGTTAGCATAAATTGCTGGTTGAGTAGTAGCTTCTGTATCAATATTTAATCCTATATTATCAGTATTCTGGTCTATAGTAATAGTACCATCCTGTACTTCTAACTTACTAGAAGGAGTAACTGTCCCCAACCCTAAACCAGTAGAAGTAAGAGTCATATCAAAAGAACCACCATTAACACCAAAATCCATACGATTCTCAGTATGACGATAAGTTATAACACCAGCATTCTCATCAGCAACATCACCAAAATTAATAAAACCACCAGAAGTACCTAGTAAATCAACACCAACCCAAGCACTATTTTCAAAAATAGCAACAACGTTAGAGTCTGTTATGGATGCTCCACTACTAGCTTTACTAACATGAAAATTTCTTTGTGGACTAGAAGTTCCTATACCAACGTTACCCATAAAATAATTATCAGCTGTTCCGTCGCTAAAAACTTGTCCACCTAAGTATATGTCATGCCACCTATAACTAGGATGACCTAAATCATCATTATTATCTACTATTGCTCTTATTGATTCTGAATAATAATAAGAGGCTCCACCTGCCGTTTTTATTAGTGAAGTACCTGCTTCATTTAAAATATTCCCACTATTACTTAATTGTATGTTTCCATTCACATCTAACTTAGCATTAGGACTTGTTGTTCCTATACCAACATTACCTTGTGGACCAAGTATTGTTTTACTACCATCACCACTCATTTCGAATAAAGACAGGTTATTACTATTACGGACTATAAGACCTTGATTTGAGGCACTCCAAACATCAAACACCATAGCACCACTAGTAACAATATTAGCTCCTGTTGGATTAGACTCTCTTCCAATTTCCCAACTAGAACCACTCATTTGATATTTATATTCATTATCAATAAGGATATTTCCTGAGTTTACATCTAATTTAGCACTAGGAATTGTCGTTCCGATACCAACGTTACCAAAAGTATTATAAACATTAGTACCATCACTTTGCCAACGACCATTATAATCATTAGCATTCAAATGATAATATTCATTATTAGTTCCACCTTGTAAACCACTAGTATTATTATGACTAACAGTACTACCAAACTCAACCCATAAAGTACCATTAAAAGTATAATTAGTATCAGCGTTCTTATCCCAGACAGCCATACCTTCAGTAGCTATTGTTTCATCCCAAGAACTACCACTCCACTCATAAATATATGTTGCAGTAACGCTTTGACTAGTACCACTACTTGTTCCTGTAACAGTATTAATATATCTATCACCAGTTGTGGGAGAAACAGGTTCAGAAGTAGTAAAATCTATTTGATTAATAACTGCTGTTTGCCAAGTAACACCTTGTATAGCATTATTCATTTGGTCAAGACGAACAAGATGATTATTAGAAGTAGCATTATTACTACTTATAACATTACTAAACGTAGGAGTAGAAGAAGTAGTAATGGATTGATTAATAAAACTATGGTCTGTACCATCACTAGAACGATGAACAGTATTAGCAGAAACATCACTATTAGTGCTAATAGCAACGTCTAAATCAGTAAATTCAATACCAGTCTCTCCAACATTAACTCTAGGAATATTTAGTGATTGTCCAGTATAAGCACTTGGAGTATCAGTAAGTCCTAAGAATGTTGTAACTCCACTACCACCAGCACCACCACCAGCTGTAGTATTAGGTATCTTACCACGTAAATCCTCAGTGTCATATAATGATACTGTTCCACCACTATTAACAAAAGTAAATCTTGCAATTAAGAAACCAACGCCTTGATAAACCTTTGGTATAGTATAAACACTATAATTACTAGCATCTTGAACAGCACTATCTGGGAAATTCTTATTATAAGTATTAACAGGCATATTAGCCATTAAATGAGAAGGTTGGCCACTCTTATTCATTATACCCCATACAACAATACTATGACTAGTGTTATTAAGGGAATTACCAGAAGCATCAGTACTAATATCAGTCAAGCTTTGAACACTAATACTTGGTGTAGTAAAATCATTCACAACATGAATATCATCAGCTATTACACCATCAGCAACAGCACTAGATATTGATTCACTAACTGTAATTATAAAATCGGGAGCTGAGTAAGAAGTACTAACAATAGTATATAAACCATCATTACCAGTGGAACTATTAATATTAATAAAACGACCATCAGGAAAAGTTCCTGTCAAGTCACCATCATCACTAATAGTAAAAGTCTTATTAGTAGTATTAACAGCATCAATAGTATAAGGAACCATACTAAAAACAGGAAAGTTCTGCCTATGTAATTGATAAACAATACCTGATGTTGTTTCTACGAAAGAATTAATACCACCAGCGCTAATTGTCACAGAACCTTCACAACCACTATCCCATTTAGAATTTTCTTGTCTTAAACGCTCAGTAATATGTAATAAATGACCATTATCATTTTCATACTTAATATGGTCATTCCAATTTTGGTTACGAATAGCACCTTCTAATTGTGTTCTACCAGCATCAAATAATGCAACTTGAGCAACCTTTATATGTTCCGTTTCTTGAGGCCAATCACTAGTACTAACTGTTAAGACTTTAGTAGACATTGGTATATAAACATAATTAGTTTGTGGTATGGTTGATGAACCAGCAGTCAATGTTATAGTACAAGCAGGAGTACAATCTAACATTGTATTACCATCACTAAAAATCATTGTTAAATCTCTAGCTGAACTTATGTTTGCTAAAGAACCAGTAACAGTAGTACCGTCACTAGAAACTTTAAAAATCTATAGTCTCTCTAAAACCACCATCCCAAGCATTATAAAAAGTGTTATTTACAGCAGTGGTTACAGATACAGCAATTTGTCCTAAAACATCAGATTTAATAACACCACCTATTTTTATTTCATAATCAGGAAATTCAGGTCTTACATTAGTTATTTCACCAGCAGTAGTAGCAGAAACATACAAATCATCTCCAACACTATACATGCTAGTATCAATATCAGATACTCTACCGAATCTTGTAGCAATACCAACCGTACCATTAGGAACTACCATTGTAGAAATAACTATAGTACCCTCCACAGTATCATGATAATTAGCTTTAGCAAGTTCAAAAGTAGGTATTAGTTCAGTACCAACAAGCGTAGAAGATACAGGACGTAATGTAGTGCCATTAGGAATGGATGCCCCAGTATCATTATAGAATACAATATATTCTTCTTGACCAACTTGATTACTAGGTCCTAAGCCAGTAGGTACATTAAGAGTGTGGAAATCAGTATTCCAAGATATGTTTGAACCATTTTTAAAACCAATGTTTTGAACGTCAACAACATTATTATTATTAAAATCTATATCACCATTAAGTTGATTAAGAATTGCTCTAGCTTGTTCTAAAGATACCATGTGAGGATTACCAGTAGTAACCAATGAATGAACATAACCAGCGTTAGCATTATCCTTTTCTGCTTGTGTTAAATGCTCATAGTCAGTACCAGCGTTAAGTCCTAACAAACTATTATGAGTAAAATCACTTGATGACTGGTCACCAGTATTAACACCAGATAAGTTACTAAGATTAGTAATATCCGAAGAAGTAATATTAAAAGCTTGACTAGCAGTAAACACTGGGTCTGTCTCAACCTGTAAAGCAGAAGCTATAGAAGCCCTTTCAGCAGAGGATAATATAAGATTATTAGAACCTTCAACCATGTTATCCATGTCAAAAGCATCACCATTAACACCAGTAGGGTCATAAACAACCTTTGTCATATCACCAGTACCAGAATTTGAATTCTCCCACTTACCAGAAGAAGCATTATAACGAATAGACTGTGTATCAACAGGGGATGATATATCAACATCAATAAGCTCATTAAAACTAATAGAGGGATAATCCTCATTAATAACAACAGTAGTAGTATCTTCAACTATAGAAATATCATTACCACTAGTTTCTTCAATAACAACAGTAATACTCATTTTGTAGCCTCTCTAGATAACGATACAGAACCGTATAACTTACGGTCAACAGTATCTAGTAATACACTCTCAAGGTCATAAACAGCAGTATAAAAGTCAAGAGCAGCAGTTTCTGCAGCAGTTAACTTAAGAGTAATTTCACCATTAGCCTGATTACTAATATCTATACGACCATTATCACTAGTAAGTTCTATTATAAAGTCTTCACTAAACGTAGATACTCTAATCTGCATTCTCCAACTATAACCAGTAAAGTCTATAGGAGTTGTTTGTGTACTATCAGTATAGAATGTTTGTTTACAATTCCATGTACTGCCTTGTTCGATTGTAATGTTGTATTTTCCTGCTGTCATTTTTTATACCTTTATATTATATTGTTTATGAGTTATAAGTGAATATGATAGTTGGGCTCCCGTCATAACCACCATCAAGTTTATAAGTACTACTATCTAGTTCTCCCTGTATGGGATGGTCTAGAATAAAAGAGTCATTAGCATAAGTGTTCTTTGTTCCAGTAACTTCTACAGTAACTTTTACTTGTTCAAAAGGAGCTAGTAAGAACTCACTACTAACTTCATCAGGAATAGCTTCTGAAGAACTACGTTGTTCTTTGATTAAATTACCAAGAACTTGTGCAACTTGACTAGTACTATCTAAACCCATTTTCTAAATCCTCTCAACACTAACTTTCCAATTAACATTAATGTCGAAAGCTGTAGTATGTAAAAAATTAGGAATAGTAGCTTCTGATAATACATAACCACCAGTAGCACTATCAATAATAGCCATAGCATTAAGATAATCACCAGAACTATTAGCAAGAGCTCCAGAACGAGTAAAGGAATAAGTAGTAGTATTATTAGACCTACTATTAGTAATGTTTAAACGAGGACTATCAAGCTCTGAAGGTAAACTAGTATCAGTACCACTAGCAGTAATAACATCACTACTAAAAGCAGCATAACTAGGAACTAGTACACTCTCTCCATTAATAAGTCCTGCAATTCGTTGTAAAAAAGTATCTGTAATCATTTTATATCGTACCCTCGTCTTCAATCAAAGTATATGAATCACTATCAGTGTTATATTGAGCATCACTAACCCTCATTGGATTATTCTCCTTACCAATACTAGCCATTGTAATATTAATAACATCACCAATACTCCATCCTTTACCAGCGTCAAACACTATTTCAGTCATTAGTTTACCCTTACCCCTTTCATCAAGAAAAGAATTAGCTTCTACCTCTAACTGATACTTAGCTTCTCTGACAATAGCAACATCATATTCATCATCACTACCAATAGATATAGTACTTCCTATAGTACAAGCAGGTGCTGTAGTTGATGTAACACTACTAACCCATTTAGTAGTAAAAGGATAACTAGATGGATAACGACTATTAGCATCACCACCTAAATCAAGACTCATGTTATTCTCTGCATACTTATGTTGACTAATAATAATTTTTGGTTTAAAACCATGTTTTGCTAATGATATGTTATTAACAACTCTGGTTCCTATTGGTTGACCACCAGGACTATAACCACCCTTCATAATAACAAAGTTATAAACATCCTTAGTATCCTTCTTTGTTTTAATACTTTTATAATCATCAGTCGATGAGTTGAAAGAGCTAGTAACAGTAGCTTCTCTAGGTTTCCAAACAAGCTTGTTATCAACACTAACATACCAGTAATAATTAACATCCTCAGTAACTAATTTACTACTATATTTCTCTAATAATTTTAATAAACTTTTATTAAACCATTTTTCAGTAACTGTGGGAAATGTTGTACCATCAGTTTTTAATGTAGGGTTATTAACTGAATCCCACTCAACCTTAAAATTATCGTTATAAGCAGCAATATGATTAAGAGCTTGTTGTATAAACTGTGGGATAGTAAGTCCTGTAGCATCAATAAAAACTAATGCACGAGCTAAAGTCTCAGAGAAATTAACCCCTTCAACACGTATAAAATCTTGATTATAACTATCTTCATTAGGAACACTCTTTACAATACCACTAATTAAAGTATCACTACTTGTTAATGATGTAGTGTCTATAGCACGACTAATAACAATCTTATCACTAGCACTAAAATAATTATCATAAGTATTATTAAAATTAACTATTTTAAAAGCAAAAGTATCAACAGTGTCACCAATCTTATTATTAACTACAGGGTCATAAAAATCTGTTAGTGTATCAGCAGTGCTACTCCAAGCATTATCTACAAAAGCATATCTTTCTATTTTCCAAGTTGTAAAGCTCATTTTGTTTCTATAAGGTTTAAAGATGCTACTGGCATATAACCATCATCAGTATCACCAGTATTGATTGGGAAGTTAAAACTCTTAACAATAACAGGAATACTAGTTGTTACACCATCACTACCAACCAAATTAGTACCATTACCATACTGTACCTCCAAAGTAATAGCATTGGTACCGTCATATTTATGTTTTAACATACTAAGTAATATTGGATATGATAATGTTCCTGAAGCTCCAGTAAAGTGAATACCGCCAATATTATACAATGGGTTATTAAACGATTGTGTTTGTACCTCTACAATATCAGTACCGTTAGCATTTGGTTTACTAAAAGTATTTGATTGTCCAGCAACAGTAACACTAGTTCCATTAACAACATAAGTTGTTGAGTTATAAGTAATTTTTATATAAGTCATTTTAATTATCCTGTAGTGTTTAAGTTATCTATTATTCTTAAAGATGTATTAGTTGCTATTTCTTGACCATCAAGTTCAACATTAACAAATATTTGTGGTTTATAATTATTATCTACAACTCTTTGTGTGGCTTCTTTATCACCAAATGCTGTTTTAAATAAATCTACTGTTTTAGCAGCTGAAGCTTTCGTCATAGCATATTGATTTAACTCTGGTACTGATTCACCTTTAATAAAATTATAAGTTCTTATTAAACCATTTATTATAGAAAATAATGGTAACAATGCAGTATCAATAATAGCATATAGTCCTGTTATTATCACTCCTACAATACCGCCGAGAAAAGAAACTACTCTAGCCTTAAAATCCTCTGGTAACAAACTTAATGCAACACCGATTGTTATAAGAGCAGCACCCCAAGGTGTAGTAGCACCAGCTAATAACCCAGCACCAAGTAATAAACTATCTATAGCTTCAAATAAATCTTGCTTACCAGTAATAACTTCAAAAGCTGCTTGTACTATTATAACTGTACCAGCTATTCTACCAATGGTATCAGCTAGAGTTAAGGCATTAGTATTAGCTCCAGATATTAATGCTTTAAGGTCTCTAAAACCATTGATAGCAAGTACACCTGCTCCACCAACAGTAAATATAGTACCAAGAGCAATTCCCCAAGCAATAATACCACGAGTAATTTCAGGATTAGCACGAACCCAATCAGTAATTTCATCAACAATAGGTATTAATATAGCAGCAAGTGGTTCAAGAGCTTCACCAACAGAGAAACCTAAGTACTTCATACTACCATTGAGCATATCAAATTGTGTAGTAGTTCCCTCTACAGAGTGCATAACATCTTGAAAAGTCTTTGTACCTGACTTCCACACTTGACCAAACACTCGTTGTAAAGCCATTCCAAAGAACATTATGCTTAATGCCCAACCAGCAAATTGTACACGATTACGCTTAAGCACTTTATCTAGTTTACCTTGAGCTTTATTAAAATTATCAAGATTTTTATTAAAACCCTTAACAGTTCCATCAGCATTCTTTATACTTTTATTAACAGAATGTAACTTTTTACTAGCTTCATCTCTAACTCTAATTAGTATTTCAAGTATTTCTTTATCGGAAACCATTTTTATCTTTTTCTATTAGCTGCTTTTTGAGCCTTATAATCCTCTTCTTTAATATAATTATGTGTACTAATCAAACCAATAAGGTAAGGTACAGGGTAAAGTAGTATTTTATCAAGAGTAATACCAAACTCTTTAGCAAGAAGATAATAAGCAAATTCTAAATCAGACGGCTTAAAAGACTTCTTCTTAGAGATACTATTGAGAAAATCACTAGTATCACGAAGTGACTTACTCGTTACCATTTCCTATATTAACTTCTATTAATGCACCAATGAAACTCATAAGATTTTGACTAGCAAATTCAGAGAGTTGTTTATCATCCTCTTTAGGATAACTACTCTTTAAAGTCTCAAAGATTAAAGTATGTAGTTTACCAACAGTATCTTCGTCAAAAGACTCTAAAGCTTTAGCATTACGTTCTTCATCAGGTAAATCTTTATTAATCTCATTAGCTTTCTGCATTACGTTAATGACACTATATAACTTTGGTAGGAACCTACCATTAAGTGGTCGTAACTTATATTTAACAACATTACCACTAGGCTCCTTAATCTCAACTTCTTTAGTATATATTTCAAACATTTTTAAATCCTTTCTCCGTAAAACTTATGTTTACTCTTTTCTTCAACAGGTTGTTTTAATTGGTCTGTTAACTCCAATATACTACTCTTTAAATCCTCAATTTGAAGAAATAAAGACTCGTACTTATAATCAAGACTGTAATTATCCATTAATAATTTTAATCCTTGAAGGTAACTACCATCAGCGTTATCCCAGCAAAATTGGGTGAAAGCCTTGTGAACCATAACGTTAGGTTTAGTATTATTATATTTTATATTAAGAAATAAGTATTTACTTACTTCATCTAAAAACTCTTTAGTATCATTTCTATTATTCATTTCTTACCACATCATTTAAAAAAATTAAAAGGGGATTATAAAATCCCATTAAAGTAAAGCTTACCAATCAAAGAAAGCGTCACTTGATACTAAAGCACTAGTTTTAAGGTTAGCAGCTCCAGTATCAGTTTCAGGACTAAATTTCCAAGTAGCAGTACCTGTATAGTTATCATCAGCATTATGAGATGGTTCCCAATTAGTCAACTTAACATTGTTAAAAGCACTAGTTTTATAGTTAGTACCATCAACAGCAGTAACAAATATTGAGTAAGAGTTACCTTCACCATTAGATGAGCCTGTAGCACCATACTTATAAACATCCCAACGGTCAGTCTCAGAAGCAGTAGCACTTAATTTAGGAACTACATCCATACTAATTTCAAATTGTTCTCTAGGTTTACGTTTATCAATAAACCCACCAAAAGCAGGTACACTCTCTACATCTTGATTTCCACCAGTCAAATTATGACTTGTTATCTCTCCATTAACAGCATCAGAAGCAGCTAAGTTACTCCCATTAGTGTCTACAGGAGCTATATAAATTGTTACAAATTCTCTATCTATTGCAGTCATTTTGTTTTATTCTCCATTATTTTTATTTACCGTTAACGAAAGCGTTAACAACCCTTCTCATACCCTTACTGAATCTTCCACGGACTCTATCGGATGTAATTTCTATAAAATGAGGTTTTCCAGTTCTAAAATGATTAAACTGAGGACTTCCTCTTTTTGTATCATTCATATACTTGGTAAAATTACCAATACGATTTTTTATCTCAGGATGACCATTACCAAATACTACAGTAGCACTAGCAGGTGTTTTACCCTTAGACCACGTAATAGCCCTTATTGTATCACCGGTGTCAGCAGGAGCTATACTTTGAGCATAATTTTTACCATATTTTGCTACTTCACGAGTAACATCTTTACCATTACTTTTCATAATATCTATACGATGAGCAATATTATTAGCGACTTGTTTCGCATTAGTCTTAATAATAAATTTAGTTTCAACCATTCTTATCTCACCTTAAAAGTATAAAATAAACTCTTATGATGAGCAAGGTTACTATTAGGACTTTGTAATTCATCATCCTCATCAAAACCAATAACTGATAAACCACTAATACCATTAGTAGATATATAATTATCTATTTGTTGACTCAACTGGTCAATATGAGTATTCTTAGTAGCAAATATATCAATCATAACCTTAGCTTCCCTTCTACTATCAAAAGCTTTATCAGAATTAAAAAATGGAGTATCAACACTCGGTAGTTCAGCCTTAGATATAGTAACCACTGGAAGCTTACTCTTATTTTTAGCATTATTATTATATTCTCCACGAATAGAAACAGAAATAGAACTATCAGATAAATCACTAGCAGTAAGACTAGCACTTGTTAACGCACTCTTTATAGTACTAAATATACTTGACCTCGTTGTCATAGTTCTAAACACCTCGTGTTCTATTCATTAAGTAATATTTTTAATCGAGCTACCTTAGCCACGATACCATTACCAAACTTAAAATCTTCAACATCCATAACCTCATAAGAAGAAACAATATCGTTACTATCAACGACAATACTCTCAGGATTAATAGTTGTTGTATAAGGGAAAGCCATTTCAGTCTCTCCATCACCAAGAGTACCCCATTTCAAGAAGTCTCTTTGGTAACTAAATGTATTATAAGGAACAGACTTACTAGTTGTTCCGGAATCTAAAGTTGTATATACATCACCGTAATCATCAACACTCTCAGAATCACCACTATAGATAGTTACAGAACGACTAATACCAGCATTCCATATCTTATTATCAAGTGCAGTTCTAAAACTCGTTAATGTTGCCATTATATATACCTTTATATTATATTGTTGAGCCTTTATAAATCGTAAGCTCTAGTTATGCGATAACTCTTAAAAGTACCCATAACCTTATCAAATAATGAATCAATTTCTTTCTTCACAGCGTTAATACTATTAATACTAAAATCACTAGGATTACCAACCTTTATAGTACCAACTTGAACATCACCACCGCTATTAGAGAAAGATTGATCTTGAATAATAGTTTCTATAACACGACTAGAAACCATCAAAGTACTTAATCTTGATACTGTAGGTGGAACAATATATTTTCCACTAAGACCGAATAATTTAAATCTTTTTTTACCAGATAAAGGATTAAAATTACTACGAATAAACTCTATTTCACCAGAGTCTCCATAAACATAATAATCAACATCTTCAGTTTTTAAAGTCCATACTGGTGTTTTTCCAGCAGACTCACTATTATAATATAATGATGATATTTCAGCAATCTCCCTAGATAACCTTAATATATCATCGTTACCTTCCCAATCAAATATTTCACTACTTATTGGTTGGGGACTAAAGCTTAATCCAGTACGAGAATCAATCTCAGAATCAGCTTCTTTTATCCACTGCTCAACACTATATTCACTAGGGGTACTACTACTATCAATAGTAAGACCGTGTAATTGAGCTGAAACTTTATCTACATCTGTATAAGCCATTTTATATCTATTTTAAACCACCATTATAATCAAAGTAACAATAATACCAAGAGCAGTTAAGAAACTACCAATAGCTATTGTCTGTGTACTAATAGGAGCGTATTTTTTATCAAGTTCTGAATATTTAGTTTCTTCCCATTTAGTATGTTCAATAAGCATTTGTTTTATTTCTTCAACATCATATTTAATATGACTAATTTCGTTCTTCATTACTGCAAATTCCTCTCGCTCTTTAACATTCATCTTGATAACCATTTTACTTAATAAAAAAATAAAAAAAATTAGGGTTTTAAACCCTTTTAGTAAGCATCGTATGTTTCGATAGTACAGATAGCGTTAGCGTGTAATACTTTAACATCGTAATCTTCAACAGCTACAATGCTTGTATAACGTCCTAAAGCTTCTCTTTGTCGTTCAATACTAGGGTTACTAATTTGAGCGATACCGAAAGCAGGTTCTCCACCTTGTGACATACCAAGCATGATAGCTTTAGATACGTTAGATGTAGGAGCAACTAAGTCTGACCAGTAAATGTTTACACCAAAAGCGAAACCAATTTTACCACCAAGAACAGCTTCTCTACCACCAAATTTATCAGCGTTATTGAAAAGAGATAATCCTAAAAGGCTTCTTTCTTGACCAACACTAACAATTAAGTCTGTAGGAGTGTACTTGTCTTTTTTTATTTCTGCACGAGCATTTAAGATGTCTGCTTCATCAATAGTATCATTTGAAGCGATATTTGATGATACAACACCATTAGCAACAACTGCATTTCCTGCACCAGCAACAACAGTTGAGATAACAAGTGTTTCTTTCTTAAGAGCTAAAGCATATCCTAACTTCATAGTAACATTACTCATTAAGTCAATGAATGTTCGTCTTCGTTCTTTATCATGTAATTGGTAAGCTTTTCCTCTTTCTGTAGGAGTGAATTGAACTTGACCGAAAGTTAATGCGTCAATAGCAACATCTGTACTTTCTGTTAAATCACTAGCTGCAGTAGGTTCTGCATCAACTGAAATGTTTAATGTATCTCCAGGATTAGCCATTAAATCCTTGTATGTTTTACCTAATTTAGTAACAACTAACATAGATTCTTGGAATCGTAATACTTCTTTATTCCATACTTCAGGGTTTATATAAGCAGCACTTGCAGCACTAGTCATAAAACCATTAGAGTCAATTGCTCTTTGTATAATTTCTTCTGACATTTTATTTTATTCTCCAAACTTTTTTATAGTTTTTAGTAACGACTTTCATCAAGCATTTCATAAAACTTTTTTCTAGACTCTTCATCAACTTCCTTAGCGAAAGCCTCATCAGTCTTGAACTTTTCCATTAATGAGGGTTCATTAGTAGAGTTTTCTTTTGAACTGTTGTTAAAAGGGTTATCATTATTAACGACACTTTGTCTAGCGTCTTTGAATTCTTGAACTAACTTATTAGTTTCGTCCTTGAAAGAATTTTTAAGAGATTCTAAGTCTTTAGCGTATTTTTCAGCTTCTTCTTTCTTTGCAGTTTCAAGCTCATCAAGTTTAGCCTTCATATCACTAAGTTCTTTTTCTCTTGCAAGTCTTTCCTTTGTTTCAGCTATAGTCTTTGATATTAATTCATCGTTCTCTTTACCAAGAGCTTTCTTAACATCAGCTTCCATAGCATCAAGTTCTTTATTATCTTTATTAGATGGTTTAGTTCCTGATTTACTCATTTGAACCACCAAGTTTTTCTGTTAATGAAGCTAAAGATTCATATTTTGCTTCGATAGTTTTTTCCATACTAGGAATACTTTGTTGTTCTAACTTAAAGATAAATTGTTCAACCTCTAGTTTTTTAGCAACTTTTAAGTAATCAATATATTCTGGTTCTTTCTCATACTTGAACATTGGTTCTAAAGGTTCACAACCATTAACGATAATATCTTTTGCACCTTTAAAAGCACTTAATTGTTTCTTCATCATATCAAGAACGAACTCGTGTTCTTTAATATTAGTTATAGTACGTTCAGCTTCTACTTGAGCATTATCTAAATCAGCTTTATATTGTTCATTAAATAATTCTTGTTCTTCCTTACTCATTTCAACTTTTGTTTTTTGTTCCATTTCAAAATCAACTCATTTCTTATCTATCACCAACTAAACTCCAAGCACTAGGCTTATGTTCAACGGTAACATCATAATTTACATATACAGGAATTTTATCATTCCATAATTTCATGTAGTAATAAACGTCACTATGCTTATTAGTAAAGCGACTGTCACACCAAAAAGAATAATTCTTAATGATGTTAATATCAAATAAAGTACAACCAATTCCCATGCCATGGACTTGATGTAATCCACCAACCTCTTGTAGGTGTTTGTGCTCTTCTTCAGTAATGATTCTCGTTCCACCAGTACCATCATTCTTTGTTATAAACACACAAGGAGTTTTTGGTAACTCTTTACCATTTGGTGTTGTAAACCCTCCAATATAATATAAAGCACCAATAACAGGTTTCCAATGACTCATAAGCTTTTGTACTATATCCTTTTTAGGAAATAAATCACTTTCAACACTAAGTACATAATCAAAGTTATTATTAATAGCATATCTCCGTGCATAGTTTTGAGCAGCAGCCAACGCTTCTCTAGAATTAGCACCTCTTGGAACACGATGAACATTAATTCCTTCTTTTAATAATAACTTATAATAATCGTCTGTCACAGAATTATCAATCATAATAAACTCCTTATTAGGATAATTTATCTTATTAATATTTTCTATAAACTCTTTTCTACAATACTCTTTACCATCATAAGTAGGAGTAAAGATTAATACTTTAGGGTATTTCATTTCAAAATTTTAGCTCTAGGATTACCAAGTTCTTTATCATTACTATCAATAAAACTAAATCCTAATATAGTTCCATCAATAAAAGTATCTCCTTCTTTAACAAAAGAACCTTCTATACTAACTCCTTTAGAGTTCATAACACGTTCTTTATATTCAGGGTCAACAACTGTTCGTAAATATAATTTTCCATTCTCATAAATAGCTTTTATAGCCTTAGCAATACCTTGTTTTAACTTACCAAGCTTACTCTTTATAAAACCCTTTGAATAACCATTATCTTGTAATTTTTTTAATGTGTCATGGTTAAAATCTCCTGATAAAGATACTTTTCCAGAATTAAATAAGGTAACTATCTTTTGTAAAAAACTCTCAGTGTACTTAGTACCGTAAGAGTCATACCTGGTATCAGCTAACATAAAGTCAACATAATTAACATTACCAATACTACGCATTGTTATTTGCTCCTTATCAGCAGTAAATACAAGACTTTCTTGAGTAACTTCAGGAGTATAACTAGCTAACCATTTGTTAGCAACACCAAGACCAACAGCAACACTATCTTTAGAATAATCTTTCTTTATAGACTTCCATTTCTCTTGGACTTTTAAAGGCTTGTTTTTAACATAATCTGGTAAACTCATTTTAATTCATCACGTAAGGATACTTTGTGAAATCAGCATCTCTTTTTACTAACTGGTCTTCTCTGGTGGAACCTTGTTCTCCAGTACCAATATTTTTGTTACTTTCACCAGCTCCCTTAGTTTCTCTACTAGCACTAGCGTCTTTCTTACTACGTTGCTCAGGAGTTACTTTAACATTACTTTCTTCCGGTTCATTAAATAATTTTTTCTCTTTGAATATTAATCCTTGATTAGCCATGAACTCAGCAATAATCTCATCAGTCATCATACTACGTTTCATGATTTCAACAACTTCAAATACACTCTTTTCAGTCATACGGTCTATTGGCTTCCAGTAAAACTCTGTATCTTCTGATAATCCCATCTTATCAAACAAATCATAATTAATAGCATTAGCTATCTTTCTTTGTAAAGATTTAATACTTGTTCGTTGTGTCTCACTAAGAACATCCCCCTCACTTCTACTAGAACCACTAGTACCAAGTGATACGCTAGTTTGTTGTAAAGCCATACGGAGTTGATTATCACACCAGTCAAGAACATCAATAAGAGTATTAAGGTCAGTAAGCTCTCTCATAGCAGCTATTGATACTTCACCATCAGTAATAACTGGTTTTCCATAACTCTTCTCCCCTTCCTTATAGAAGGAGACAAACCTTTTTACTTGGTCTTCACTAGCTAGAGTTTTAAAATTAATATGATTACGAAACTGGTTAGTCTTGAAAAGCCATATTAAGAATTGTCTAATAAAATCCTTTATTAATACTGTTTCATAAATAACTTGTAAGTCACTCTCTCCCCAGAAATTAAGAATAGAGTCCTTGAATACTATATGAACAATGTTCTTTGGTAACCATTTGATAACAGTATTACCGTGAATGTTCTTCTCTGCACTCTCTTGATAATAATATTTTACATCACCGTTAGAATAAGCATCAACTTTAATAACACTAGTATCTAGTACATTAAGGTCAGTAACACTACCTTTAGTATGTCCTATTTCAATAAGACCATCTTGCCAACGAAGATTCATAGAAAGAGTTTGTAAAAGATTATCGAACTTATATTGTTTCTTAAATCTTTTAATAAGTTGTTTATTATCAAGTCCTTTACGTTTTATTCCCCAACCACCCTCAAGGAGTTTGTTACTTTCTGTTTCTAAGGACGCACTAACCAAAGGATCATTACGAATTACCTGTTTAGCTATTTTAGGGTCAAAAGACTTAGAGAAAGAATCCTGTCCTGTAAGGAATCCCAATAATACTTGTTTACTTTTTTCCCTACTTGATTATTTCTTCTTTTTGTCATTTTAAACATTGATACCTCTAATTACAATTTTTGCTCCAGTTAGACTGGCAGCTCCCATCAAGGGATTTAAATTTTAGAATTAGCACCATTATAGGACTCTCGAGTACACACCTATAATAATATTGTTGAACCTTTATAAATATATTACTTTTTAACATACTTATAAGGTATTACAGGGCTTGAATAACGATAATTCTTCCAACGAACATAAAAAGCACTGAGATAATCAACATTATCAAGGTACCATCTAGGATTATCAATTACATCCTGTAATAAGTCATCGTATATTTCAGCTTCTTCCTCTATTAAATAATCATTTTGTGACAAAGTACGATTATTAGGTAATAATGCTATTTTAATCATTCTTCATCCTCGTAAGTATTCATATCATCAAGTTCTTCTTCAAAGTCACAATCAAACATATAATTAGAAGGGTATTTCTCATGACCATCACGATAATCCCTATAAACCTCGTCTTTTGGCACAAAGAACTTTCTACGACTCATGTAATTTACCATCTTGAACCCTCATCGTCATAATCATCAATATCATAGTAATTACCACCATACTCTGTCTGTAAGAAGTGAAAAGAACTCATTACAAAACCATCAATAAGGTCATCACTATAACCAGTAGCATGTTGTATGTAAGACTGCGTAGTACTCTGGCTATACTCCATACTAAACATCTCTCGTTGTAAATCATCATCAACATAAGATTCTATCTTACCAGTATCTAATAATCTTCTGAAAGCACCGTATTTCTTAACCTTCCAAGTACGAAAGCTCATTGGAGTAACATTCCAACCCTTCTGTATCATCTCTTCAATCATAAAACTACCTGCAGGACACTCATCAGGAATAATACGCTGGATGTTAAAATGTTTCATCAAATACTCTATGTCATCAATAAGGTGTAAGTCAGTACCCCTGTCATAAGCCTTAGCCCATAATCGAGTAACCTTATCATCAATAAGAGCACTAATGGTTAATGTAGTCTTACTAATCTTCTGTGCTCCAAAATCAACACCAAGGTCACAAGCACCGTCATAATGGTCAACCATTGACAAGTCACTCTTAAAACTATTAATAACCATTTCAGGGTTAAAGTAACTAGTCTCCCCCCTAACAAACTCACAGTAATAACCCCTACGAACACTATCAATCTTACCCATAGCTTCATCACGCTTAATATCATCCATCACACCCTCATATTGTAAACGAGCATTATCATTACCACCATCAATATCCTGTTTTAAAGTATCAATGGTAGCAACAACCTTAACGATATAATCAGTACCGTTCTTATTCTCAACATCACAATACTCGTAAAAGAATCCACTAGGTTGCCAAGGAGTACTAGTAAAAATCCATAATGCACGATTAGCATCACCAGTCTTCTTAAGACTATCAAACCACCAGTCATCCTCAATCTTCTTATGACCAGCCTCATCAACCATACCAATAGTAAAAGTCTCCCCAAGAACAACATCAGTAGGAGGATAACAACGAATACCAGAATTAGCATTACTACCATTCAATATAAACTCCCCATCCTTACTCTCATCATAAGAACGCCAGTTAATACTAGTAGCGTTATTACTATCATCCTTAGCAAGACGACTAGCGAAGAAACCACTACGCTTACCATCCTTACCCTTAAAATCAAAGATAGGAACACCATCAGCATCAACATAAGACTCCCTCATGTAACGGTCACCATCCTGGTAAGTACGCTTAATCTCCCGCAACAACTTCTTAGCCTGGTCGTAAGAACGAGAAACAATCAAAACCTGAGTACTATTAAAACGCTTATCAGGACGCTTATTAAAAAAACTACTCCATAAAGAAAATATGGCTAAAGTAGTACTCTTACCAATCTGACGACTAGTAAGAGCCAACACCATAGTCTTAGTAACACCATCAAGCTTCTCACCAGACAATACCAACTGTAACTTATGAAGAAAAGAAACCTCCCAGTAATAAAGCTTCATACCAAGCATATACTCAGCAAAAACAACAACACTATCACTACAAGCCTCCACCAAACCCTTATTCTTATCAACAGGCTTACGAAGATCATCAAGAAACAACAACTCATCAACACTAAACTCTACAAAAGGAAGACTAACCATTGTTATTAACAATCCCCATACAAGTCAATAAAACGACCCTTCAAAGTAATAACAACATTCAAAGTATAATCATCATAAGAACCATCAAGACTACTCAACACATCATTAAACTCTTTCAACATAACATTATAATCATCATTCATAATAAATCACCATTTAACCTTAAACTCACTAGCCCTCTTATTAACACGCTGCTCCTTACGCTCACTAAGAAAACCCCTATCAAAAGCATCAGAACCACCATTACTAACAGCACTATCCAAACCATTATCACCATACAAAGGACTACGAGGAAAACGGTCAGAAGGAACAGGAATAGGCATCCTAGTAAGAACAACAAAATCACCATTAATACGACCATCAACAACACGAGAAAACAAACTAGCAGCCAACTGATAAACAACACCCTCATCAGTAATAAACTGTAAAGCACGACCCGAACTACTCTTCTTAATAATACCCATAACAGTATACAATAAGCAATACTAATATATAAACTTTTCGGAATACCAAATACAAACACAAATATTTTATATACAGTACCTCCTACCTTATTCTTCCTTTTTTCTTTTCTTTTCTTTTCATGAACTTGTATTCTTATTGTATTATATTGTATTTTATTGTATTATGTTGTATTTTATTGTATTATGTTGTATTTTATTGTATTATGTTGTATTATATTATATTCTTATTGTATGGATAATAGTATTTATTGTATTGATATTAATATAATATATATTAATATTATATATTAATATCTATTGTATATTAATATATTATATATTAATGTTATATATATATATTATTATTATTATTGTTCTGTTGTATTGGTATTCTATTGTATTGTATTATTATTCTATTGTATTGTATTATTATTCTATTATATTCTATATATTATTATATGTGCATTTCATTTATAAATGAGTAGTATCGTATTATTGTATAAAATAACTATTATTAATAATAC